CAAGGTGGATTTGCTAATGCTGATGCTTGGATGGAGAACTGCGAAACAAGTTCGCTAGGCAGAAGTTTAAGTAACTGGATGTATCAAGGTGCAAACAAACCTAGACCAAGCAGAGAAGAGATGTCTAAGGTCCAGGTAGAAAAGAAACCAGTAGTAAAACCTACTAAGGAACAAGAAGAAGCTATGAATAAAGTCATAGATGAAATGGTCTCAGAGCCAAAGAGTTCTACTGGTAAGATTGGTAATCAACTCAACACATTGCTTACAGCTATGATACCTAACGAATCATTACGCAAAACAATTAAGAGTAATGCTTATGGAGAGTTGGTAGATAATGGAGTTGCTAGTCCTGATGTAGAGATGTGGACCAAAAGTAACATAGATACATTTATGACAAGAGCAGAAGATATGTATAAAAAAGTTACTGACGACTCTAACGAAGACAAAGATATTATAGAAGAAGTCTTTGGCGAGATAGAAGAAAAGGTTGTTAGAGCTTGTCCAGAATGTGGAGAAACTGACTGGATAGAAGACAACAGAGAGAAAAAAGCTAGTGATGAACGCTTTGCAAAGATACCATCATGGAGTTGTAGCACATATCAAAACAATAATGGTTGTGGTTGGACTGCATGGGGAGATACAGATTGTCCATCAGAATGGCTTTAGAAGACCAGGGTATCTCAATTAATGTTGAGAAATTAAAAGCAAAACTTAAAGAGAGATACCCTGAATACAACTTTGATGTTCCTGCACCACCTGATACAACATGTAAAGCAAGAGCATTTTGTAGTGCAGATAGACAAATGTATACCGATACAGAAGGCAATACATTTTGTGGACAAAGGTATAAACAAACAGATAAAGATAATATTTACAAGTGGGAATGGATGACATGCCATGCACTTGTAAAACCATCAGAAAAAGGAGGTAATCAAGATGAGCTACCATTTTAAAGTATTAGATAAAATATATGACTTTGAGAATGGAGATAAGTATGTTGTTGAAACAAAAAAGTGTTTACATTGTAAACAAACAGGAACTGTAGAAATATTCACACAGGAAATGTTTTATCTTCATCAAGGTATGCACATACAAGATGCAGTTAAGTCATTAGACAAAGATTACAGAGAACAAATGATTACAGGCACACACCCTAAGTGTTGGATAGAAATGTTCGGAGAAGAGGAATGAGTAATACATACTTAGACAGCTATGAATCAAGAAATAGTGGAGATGATATGGCAGACATTGGTATGCAAAACTACTTAAAAAAAATAGAGTTAGTTGAATACAAAGACTATCTTCGTATAGGTACTGACCCAAAAGTAAATAAGTTAGATTTGTTTTGGTACGCAACAGAGATACTATTGCTACCAGATTATATTGTTGTACAAAAAGGACACATATCTTTTGTTGAAGTAAAAGGCACGAACAAACTTAAAGCATCAGATTATTACAAATTACAAGAGATGAACTGGAAGGGAAGCAGATACAAGGAGGTTAAGGTTGGCATTATGTATTTTAGTAATGCAAATGCTGACCCTAAATGGTACTCTGCTAATTTACTATCTGATATCTGGAAGAATCCAGAATATCCAATAAAGTATTATCCAGAGTTAGACTTTAAAGGTAATAAAAAAGCATACAAAGAGATTCCTTTTACCTAAAGTGGTTGATAGTTTGACCAACCTTTATCACTAATTGTAAATGTTAATACCCCAGGATGACTCCATAATCCAGTCCTCTCAGTAAAGTCAATACTCTTATCTATTGAAGGTGCTTGAAACCAAGTTCTATCTCCTTGTTGTTTCATTCTTAAATGATGATAGTGAGCAGTAACTAATATCTCTGCATCTCCAGGTGGCAAGAATCCATACATCTGACCCTTCCACCAGTTTTCTATTTTATTTTCTGGATTACCAGAACCACCAGTCATGTGTCCATGAGTAAAGCTAACTTTTTTACCTTTTATTATTAATGTCTGATGGAATCCAGAAGGAATGTTTACTTCTACCTTGCCATATCGTTCTGGATTTGCCTTCATAATCTCTTCACATATTTGCAAGTGCATAGTGTCAGAGTTATCTAATCTATTTGTAGATACTTGTCCTTTACTGGTCCTTGACATCTCACCATGATTACCAGGCACACCTGCCAGTATCAATTTAGGTGCATGAGGTAAGAATGTATCTATGGTTTTCATAATCATAGACCTAGCTAATGCGTATTGCTCAATTAGTGTGAGAGAAACATTGTGTGGTTGGCTTTCGTAAAAATGTGGTGTACAGTTTTCTGTGAGGTCGCCTAATCCCACCATATATATTTCATCTATCTTTACACCTAGCTTACGCAAGTCTTTTATCTGATTTACACCATCTTGTAACGCTCTGTCGTATCTAGCAATAGTGTTCTCAACTCCATAATCTTTTTTTCCAAGTTGCCAATCACTCATAAACCACATGAATGCAGTATCACCTGCATTAAACTTCTTGGTTATTGGTGGTTTCTTCTTTGCTTGTTTGAACAACTGTTGGAAATACTTGTCATGTCCAGGTCTTTTCTTCTTTACGATACCTTTAAACGCATAAAAGGTTTCTGTTCTACCACCTTTAAGTTGTACATTCCAACTGGATGCACGAACTGAACCTTCTATTTCATAATGTTTAGGGTCAAATCCCCATTCTAATAATATAGAATCTAATTTGTTTCTATAATCTGGGTCTGTTCCAACATGAGTTATTTCTCCTAACCCTGTTTGTTCATTAACTTCTAGTCCTGGTTGCCACCCTGACTTATAAAAGTTATTACCCCATTCTTCTGGTATATTAGGCATACTACCTCCTTTAGCCCTGTTTTTTTTCTAATTATTTAGAAACTTTTTTTGTTGGTGTAGATACTTTTCTTTTAGCAAATGTTTTCAATACTGACAATACAGCAGCACCACCTGATAAAGCAGCAACTTCAAGTGTGCTTATATCTACTCCAAGTGCAGGTGTAATGACAAGTGTTGAAGCAAATGTTTCTACAAATGTCCACAAGCAACGCTCTAATAAATCTTTATATTCTTCACTCATTATATCATTCTTCCTAACTTTAATTTATTTTCTATGTTCTCTAGTTTAGCAATAATTGTGTCTAATTTCTTCTGAATAAACTGTGGATGTAGCATCTCTGGACCTGTTGCATTTGACAAATCTTCTGCTGTTATGTTTGTAGATTTTTTTAGTTCATCTATAGTTGCTGTTTTTTTCTCTATAATCCATTGTCGCCAAGCATCACCTGGACAATCAGTTTGTTTAAACGAAGAGTGAGGTCTTAGTTCTCCACCGACTTGTTCGTAGAGCCACTTAACAGATGCAACAGCTTTATCTGAAGGTTTGTCGGTAGGTTTTGAGCCACCAAGCCAACACACAGCAACATAATGCTTGTTATTGTAATTAATTTCTTGCCTACTGTTACCACCTTGTGCTGCACTTCTGTTTCCAAATCCTCTACCTTCATAAATCTGTCCTGTATCTCCTACTAAAAAGTTATATGCTACATCATTCCAACCTCTATCTTCTTGATGTAGTCTTTGTATTTGTTTACATTGGTCCATCTCTGCTTGGTTACCTATAGCTACAGGATAAGCAGACCAATGCACCACTAAACCTTTTACTTCTCCTAGTTTACTAAACTTTGTCTTATTAGGTTTAGCACCCCAACTTTCTCTGCTAATAATATTCATACTTATATCTTAGCCATTTAATTTAAA